ATGGCTATACTAGACGGGTCTGCTAAACTAGAAGAAAGTCGTGCAAGGAGTCAAGAAGCCTCAGAAGAAGCCCTTGCAGATGCGAGAAAGAAAGCCCTGAAGGTTCGTGAAGACATGCTCAGACGGCTTGCGGCTATTCAAAAGAAAGCTGATGCAGAGGAAGACAAGCGTAGGTCTAAAATGGCAAAGGCGCTTGAACAAGCCGCAAATGAGTATCGTCAAGTATTAAAACGTGAAGAAAAGGCCATAGCTAACTCAGAAGTTCAGCTAAAACAGCAGGGACTTAAAAATAGACTGCTGCAAGCCGAAGTTGATTTGGGAAAAGGCCTTCTGTCTGCTGCTGAATATAGAGAAGAACAAGTAGGGGTAGCCGAAGCTTTAGCAAGGATCACAGCGGAGCAAAAATTTAGTGCTGATGGTATCACCGAGGCAGAGCAAGCTCAGATTGAATTGTTAGTACTAGCTGCGGGTAACGCAGAGATTCTCCGACAGAAGTTAGAAGAGAGTGCCGAGGATTTACGCAGGGGTAAAGAAGATGCCAAACAGATGGCAGAATTCCTCGAAAGGGCAGCTAGGGCTTCTGAGATAATCAGCAACATCAATCTTAATGTAGAAGACAAGATAGCAGTTATGAAGGCAAAGATATCTGCTGCTAAAGCTGGGGGAGACCCCGAACTTGCAGGGAAGGCGGTTACTGGATACCTAAAAGCTAAACGTACTGTTATGGATCAGAGTCAGGGCGTACTGTCACCCGAAGGTTTTGCTAAACTAGAGGAAAGAAAAGTTCTTGAAAGAGAACTCTATGACCTAGCTGTGCAGTATAAAGAGCTCACTAAGTCTGACAAAGAGAGTGGTGGTAAAGAAAAACTAAATGCCATTGAATTACTCACTAAAGAGTGGGCTGAAATGGACCTTAACCTCAAGAAGCGTGAGGCACTTATAGGTCTTACAAAAGAGGAAATAACATTACAGAACATTAAAATGCAACTGTTTGACAAAGTTAAAGATAAATTAGCTACTATGGACGAAGGTTCCAGAAATTACCATATGTCTGAAATTGCAAGAGTTGCTGAAATGATCGCTGCTAGAGAAGAGCAGATCAAACTTATGGAAGAAATAGAGGCTCAGAATAAACACGTAGCAGACACCATAGCTGACAGTTTTGGTGATGCAATGACCTCTATAGTAGACGGTACTAAGTCAGTTAAAGATGCCTTTAGGTCTATGGCTAGGGACATTATTGCCGAGTTGTATCAAATCTATGTTGTTAAACAAATCACAGGTATGATCAGTGGTTCTATAGATGGGTTCTTGAGTGGTAGAAGGGGAGCTTTACCAAATCCTGCTCCAACCGCTGCGTCTATAACAGCGGGCGGCTTGTACGAAAGTGGCGGTGCCTTCTACGGTGGTAACGTAATACCTTTTGCCAGTGGCGGTGTTGTAAGTTCTCCTACTAACTTTGGTATGTCAGGAGGTCGTACAGGTCTCATGGGTGAAGCTGGCCCAGAAGCTATCATGCCACTCAAGCGTGGTGCCAATGGTAAGCTAGGGGTACAGGCAGAGGGCGGTTCTAGTAATGTTGTCATTCATCAGAACTTTAACTTTCAAGCTAATGGTGATGCCAGCGTTAAGAAAATCATTGCACAGGCTGCACCTCAAATAGCCCAGATGACTAAAACTTCTATCATCAGTGATCGTCGCCGTGGTGGACCAATGAAAGCAACCTTCGGGTAAAGGGAATATAACAGATGGCACTGACTTACCCACTAAGTACACCTACTACTATAGGAATTGAGAGTATTGAGTTACGTGCAGTTAATGCTGTAGCCAGCTCTCAGTCTCCCTTCACGTATAAGCAACAGACTATAGTACACAGTGGTCAAAGGTGGGAAGCCTCAGTTAGCATACCCCCAGTAAAACGTGACTTAGCTGCTGAGTGGAAGGCTATGCTAGTGGGTCTTAAAGGACTACAAGGGACATTCCTATTAGGTGATCCTGATTATGCTACCCCAAGGGGTAATGTTAGCTCTTGTGTCGTAACTGGTACGGTTGGTGCTGACTCTGCTACTGTTGTTATGACAGGCACACTTAAAGCTGGTGACTACATACAACTTGGGTCAGGGGCGGCTTCTAAGCTCTATCAAGTGCTGCTAGATCAAACTGGTGATGGTACAATACAGGTATGGCCCTCACTTAGAAGTGCATACACAAGTTCTACAGCAGTGTTAAATTCCCCTAGAGGGGTCTTTAGGTTAGCAGAAAATGTAACCCCTTGGTCAATTAACGATGCTTCAATTTACGGAATTTCATTTGAAGCTGTAGAAGCCATTACATAAGGAAACACTATGTCTAACTACGGCTCAAGAGACCTGACAAATGGTACAAACACTGCCATAAATGCAGATACGGTGTACCCCTTTTTTGCTGTGGAGTTTTTGTTTAGCCCAGACCCTACCACGGGAGCTTCTAAAGAAGTTAGAATTTGGACAGGGCAGGGCGAACTTGTGTCAGGGGGAAACACCTACACTGGTGTAGGTACTCTGCTTAACATATCGACAGTAGAGGAAACCTCTGACCTTGAGGTAAAGGGAGCCAACATAAGCTTAAGTGGGGTAACTGATCCACTTTTGGCCTTAGCTCTTAGTGAACCCTATCAGGGTCGTGTTGCTAACATTTACTTTGGTGTTACCAGTTCAAACGATTTGAACCCTATCTTCTCTGGGTACATGGATCAGATGAATATCTCCGAATCTGCTGAAGGTTCTGTTATTGAGCTTTTGGTAGAAAACAAGCTAATTGATCTGGAAAGACCTAGAGTTGCCCGTTTTACATCTGGTTATCAGAAATCTAAGTACCCTACCGATAGAGGTTGTGATTTTATAGAAGACTTACAGGATAGGAAGACTTTGTGGAATCGTGTTTAAACCTTCAAGTGGACCAGTTCTTACGTAAATATTCGACCGTGCCTTGGGTTAGGGGAGAGCACGATTGCATAGCTTTTGTTATCAAGTATGCTAAAGAGTGTTTTGACGTAGACTTGTCCGACAAAGAGTTACAAGGTTACTTCGATCTAAGGACCGCTAAAAGGGCATATATGAAAGCCTGTCTAAAACACAAGGTTAAGTCTTTTAATGAGTACTTAGACAAGAAGCTTACTTCTACTTTAGGACCAACTGACGGTTGTGTGATAGCCAAGCCTGAATTAGAGGGTCTTGTGGGACACGCCTACGGAGTGGTTAAGTCAGGGTACGGGCTTTTTGTAGACACTAACGGACTAATGCCCATTAAGTTAGACCCTAAGCTTGACTTGTATTGGAAGGTTATTTAATGGCGACAGCTTTAGCAATTATTGGGGCACTTGCGGCACCTGGGGTAGTAACCTTTAGTTTGTATACCGGCTTCGCCATCAATTTTGGTTTGTTTGCCTTTAGATTTGGCCTTGGTCTAGCACTTAATGCACTTGCTCCTAAACCTAAAACTGCAGGAGCTAACCGTGGCTATCAAGTAAATGCTATGGGTTCTGCACTAGATCACCCTGTAATATACGGTAAGGTGCGTGTTGGTGGGCCTGTATTGTATGACGAGTCTACAGGAACTAACAATAAATTTTTACATCGTATTATTGCCGTAGCTGGTCATGAAGTTGAATCCTTTGACAAAATCTACATAGACGATGAAGAAGTCACTATAGACCCAGCTACGGGTAATGTCACTCACCCAGCTAAGTACAGCACAAGTACTACAGCAAACGTTAGGCAGCTAAAAACTGACGGAAGTGGAGACTACGAATGGGTGTTTCAAACAACATATGTTTCCCTAGTTAGGATTAACGTACATCATGGTGCAGTTAATCAAGCAGCAGACTCTGACCTTGTGGCAGAATCTACAGAGTGGACAGCTGATCACAAGTTATCTGGCATAGCCTACATATATGCACGTCTTGAGTATGATCAAAATGCGTTTCCCAACGGTGTACCTACCATAACAGCAGAAGTTAAAGGTAAGAAAGTCTACAACCCTGCCACTTCTACAACTGCGTGGTCAGACAACCCTGCCCTGTGTGTGAGAGACTACTTAAGATCAGAGTATGGTCTTGAAGAAGAAGAAGCTAACATTGATGATACTCTTGTTACTGCTGCTGCAAATGTTTGCAATCAGTTTGTAGCTGTACCTTTTCAAAAAATGGTAGTTGGTAATGAATATAGAATTAAAACACTTGGAAACACAAATTGGACGTCTTTTGGTGCCACATCCAGCACTGTCGGTCAGGTGTTTACCTACAATCCGACTGTTCTGCCTTCTATAGTAGCGTTACAAACTGGTGTTGTTGAAACTCAGAGGTATACTTGCAATGGTACTTTTACTACTGCACTGACACCATACGAGTTGTTAAATGACTTGTTAACTTCTATGGGGGGCTCTCTGTGGTATTCTCAGGGTAAGTGGCGTATGAAACCTGCTTACTGGACAGCCTCAGTAATGAACTTAGATGAAGATGACCTTCGGTCCAACATAGACGTAAGCACACGTCATTCTCGTAGAGACAATTTTAATGTTGTAAGAGGTACTTTTCGTGGGTCAGAGTCTAACTGGCAAGTCACTGATTACCCACCAGTTCCTGAAAACACAACCTCAAACCCTAATCCCTTTCTTTCTATTGATGGCGGTCAAGAGTCTGCCGCAGACGTAGATTTACCCTTTACGGATAACAGTATTGAAGCCAGACGTATTGCTAGGATTAGTTTAGAGAGTAACAGGCAACAACTTACTATCAACGCATCTTTTGGACTTAGAGCTTTAGGGGTTCAAGTTGGCGACAATGTAAAGCTCACTAACACAAGGTTTGGTTGGACTGATAAATACTTTCAAGTGGTAGCTTGGTCGTTTGGGCTTACAGACAAGCAAGACCTGCAAGTTACTATGACTTTAAGAGAGACTGCTGAGTCTGTGTATGATGAAGTAGCCGATAGCGTAGTTTATGAAAGGGATAATACTAACCTGTTATCTCCTTTTGCGGTGCCTACTCTTACACTAACCCCAAGCGCAGTAATTAGAACTGTTCTGGGTAAAAAGATTGGCGTCCTTCTCATTGATGTAAGCAACACGGATAATAACCTTAGTTTTGCAGAGGTGCAAATTAGAAAGTCCCTTGTTGAGTTTAACGAACCTGATTTTACATCGGTAGGAACTCTGGGTAACTTTGTTGGTACAGAGAGAGTTGAGGTTACTTCTATACAAGAAACTGACTATGATATTAGGGTTAGGGGTACTAATTCTTTAGGAGTTACAGGTCCTTTCACTACTGTATTAAACCATACCGTAAGTCTTCCCGGTCTTCCCCCTGCTGATGTAACTAACTTTACAGGTGACGTAGTAGGTACAAGTCTATATCTTAGCTGGACACCAGTGGCTGACCTAGACTTGGCACACTATATTATAAAGTACTCTCCACTTACTAGCGGTGCAAACTACACTTCCTCTGTAATTGTAGCCGAAGTTCCTGCAAAGAGTAATAATGTAGCACTCTCAGATGCTGGTACAGGCACTTACTTTATTAAAGCTGTAGATGACGCTTCTAGTGGCTCTAATGTTTCCGTAAACGCTGCCCAGTTTATAACAACTAGCGTAGGATTAGAGCAATTAAACTTAGTAGAGACTCGTCAAGAAAGTCCCTCGTTCTCTGGTACACTCGTAGACTTGGAGAAACAGTCTAGTAGCTTTGAACTCCTTAGTGCCCCTAACCACCTTGTGCTGTCGTTTACAGGTGGACAGTTTGTTGATAGTGGGGAGTACTACTTCTCTAGCCCTATAGACCTTGGGGCTACTTTTACCAGCAGACTCAGCTTTACCCTAGTTTTTGACAGGTTTGACTATACGGGTGTTTTTGATAGTGCTACAGGTCTGTTTGATAGTGCTACAGGTCTGTTTGATAGCAAAGTGGGACTCTATGGTACTGTAACTTCTGAGGATGTTTCTGTAACCTTGCAGTTGAGACACACATTAGATGACCCTAACTCCTCACCTACTTGGACTAACTGGCGCCCCTTTAGTGTAGCTGATGTAACCGCAAGGGCTTTTGAGTTTAGGGCCTTGTTAAGCTCTACTAACTCTAAGGTAAGCCCTGTTGTCAAAGATTTATCTGTTGTTGTAGACATGCCCGACAGAGTTACTTCTGAAAATGACATTACCTTTACGGGAACTACAAATGTAACATATGCAACACCATTCAAGGTTGCCCCCGCTGTAGGAATATCATTAGCTAATTTAGCTAACGGAGACAGGTACACAATGACAAACAAGACTCGGACTGGATTTACCATGAATATATTTACTGGCAACTCGGTTAGCACAAACTCTGTAACCTTAGACTATGTAGCTCAAGGCTACGGAAAGGAAGTGACGTAATGTCGCAACACGATTTTACTATTGGGAATCAGCTTTTCCCAGACACTAGGACAGACCTTAACAATGCCCTTGTTGCCTTAGCATCTAACTCCTCTGGTTCCGCAGAACCTTCTACTACTTATGCTAACCAGTGGTGGTACGAGACTGACACTAATACACTTAAAATACGAAATGAGGCTAACAGTGCTTGGATTTCCGTGGCTGTACTAGATCAAACTTCTAACAACGTGTTATCTATTAACACGCAAGGTTTGACTATTTCTAATTTGACTCTTTCTAGTACAGCAGTAACCGCTACTGGTGCTGAACTTAATAAGCTTTCAGGTACAAGTGTAACTTCTGGTGAACTTGACATATTGTCAGGTGCAAATGTAACTTCTGCTGAACTTAATAAGCTTTCAGGTGCAAATGTAACTACTACTGAACTTGACATATTGTCAGGTGCAAATGTAACTACTGCTGAACTTGACATATTGTCAGGAGCTACTGTAACTACTGCTGAACTTAATAAACTATCAGGTGCAAATGTAACTACTGCTGAACTTAATCAACTTGATGATATAACTCGTGGCTCAATTATATATGGAGATAGTGTAGGTACAGCTAGGCTGGCAAAAGGGACTGACGGACAAGTTTTAACCGCCACAGCCACAGACATAAACTGGGAAACCCCGAGTGTTTCAGACCCAGCAGCAATTATTAGCAGTGGTGGTTCATCACCGACGCCATCATTAGCAACAGGTATTACGGCTGGGGAGGTTAGAACTCTCATTGGAGCCGGTGTCTCTGACAGCGACACTACTTATTCCATTCAAGATGGCGAACTAAGCGAGAATAATTTTACAAATGCTGATCACACAAAACTTGACGGGATAGAAACGGGCGCAACTGCAGATCAAACTAACGCTGAAATTAGAGCCGCTGTTGACGCCGCTACCGATTCAAATGTTTTCACTGATGCAGACCATTCAAAACTGGACGGCATTGCTGCATCAGCTAACAATTACAGTCACCCAAATCATAGCGGTGAAGTAACCAGCAGCGCAGACGGCGCAACTGTCATAGCGGATAATGTCGTTGACGAAGCTAATTTAAAGGTTAGCAATGCGGCCGTCAACGGTTACGTTCTTACAGCACAAAGCGCCAATACGGGCGGATTAACTTGGGCGGCGGCATCTTCAGGCGGTGGGGGTGGCCTTCAATCGCATCAAATTTTTGACGCTTCAGGAACTTGGACTAAGCCAACTGGTATAAACAAAGTTGTGGTTTACATTACAGATGGTGGTGCTGGTGGTGGTTTAGTTCAAGGGCAAGATGGGGCAACATCGATTTCGATTATTGATGTCAGCAGTATCAGCACTGCTACCATAACAGTCGGCGCTGGTGGCGCTGGCAGCGCCTTTACCAATGGCGCAAGCGGGGGCTATTCTAGTTGGAGTGATGGCACAAACTTAATAACAACAGCTCAAATTACCCTAGGCGACGGGACGGTGACAACGCCAGGAGATTTGGAAATAGAAAATGGATTTGTATCTGGTGCGACAGTGGGCGGTGGTGATTCTTATGCCGCACGACACACCGGCGGATTCTGGGGCGGTAGTTTTGGTCAGGGTGGGTATCCAAGACTTGATCCGGACTCAGGCGCTAATATTTCAGGTGGCGCAGGTACAGACGGCCTAATATATGTTGTGGAGTATTCTTGATGACTAAACAAAATAAAGCACTTGTGGAAAGTGGGATAGTAACTAATATTGCCGTTTTTGGTACAAATAACATTCCTAATTGGGCCGAAAGTTGGACAGATGTTGACGACACAGTATCCGTTGGCTTTCTTTACGATGGCACTTCTTTTTCGGACCCTACGCCAGCACTAACAGATGAAGAGCTATCAAGTATTGCCCGTAAAAAACGGGACAAATTGCTTTTAAATAGTGATTGGAGAGCATCGAGTGATGTCACTCTCTCAACCGAATGGCAAAACTATCGAAAGTTATTGCGTGACGTACCGCAACAATCAGGATTTCCTAACACAATAACTTGGCCCACTGAACCATCTTAAGGAGCAACTAATGGGATACACACTAGGACTACGAAGTAAACAGAACTTGTCTGGGGTACACCCTGACATGGTTGCTGTTGTTAAAAGAGCATTAGAGATTAGTGAAAAAGACTTTAGTGTAACTGAGGGTGTTCGTAACATTGAACGTCAGCGTATGCTTAAGAGAACTGGTAAGTCAACCACACTCAAGTCTCGTCACCTGACGGGTCATGCAGTTGATGTTGTACCCTATCCTGTATCATGGGAGTGGGACGAGTTCTACCCTATCGGTGATGCTATGAAGAAGGCAGCAGAAGAACTAGACATTAAGATTGTATGGGGCGGTGATTGGAAGAAATTCCCTGATGGGCCACACTTCCAGCTAGACTGGAAAGCCTACCCCTGTGACTAGGGGCGAGGAAGACTGCTTTGTAATGGGTAAAAACATATCGGCAACACTACTGTTTGCCTTGGTTCTTCAAGCGGCAATGATAGTTTGGAGCATCTCTCAGATGAGGGCAGACGTAGATGCTAACTACGCCTCTATAGTTAGAATAAGTGGTGATGTAAAAGCTGTCGAAGCATCGTCTAATATGCAAGCTGTGCAACTAGGTAAGATCGAAGAGAACATAAAGGGAATTAAAGAGTCCCTTGAAAGGATGCTTGAGGTCATGGAGAAAGACTAATGCTAGACCCCATAACGGCTATATCAGCCTGTACTGCTGCCTTTACTATGACTAAGAAGCTAGTGCAACATGGCAGAGAGATAGAGGACGTTATGGGGCAGCTAGGGGAGTGGTTTGGAGCCGCCTCTGATCTTGCTAAAGCTGAACAACAAAGAAAGTCTCCCTCTACTATACAGAAGCTAACATCTGGCGATAGTATAGAAAAAGAAGCTTTTGAGATAATAGTTCATAAGAAGAAACTAGCGGCTCAACAAAAAGAGCTAATGTTCCTGCTAAACATGAGATTTGGTCCTAATACTTGGGACGAGATGATTGAACTAAGAAGAAAAATTAGGAAAGAAAGAGAAGAGACTGTCTACAGGGCTATGGAAGCCAAGAAGGAAGTAATTAATAACTTAGGTTTGTTTGCTTTATCTATGGGCATATTGTTTGTTGTCTTTGGTGGCGTGTATTTAATTGGTGTAGGTACTGGTACGTGGTAAAAGTATTGTTGGTTGCCCTTTTAATTTCTACTGTGGGGGGTGTAGAAGCTAAAACCCGTATGGTTACTTGCCACTTGTGGAAATATATTTCTATCATGGGGGTACAACAGTGTTGGTATCGTGGTCCTAATGGTTCCTCGGCTACATATTTCCCTACACCCTTAATACCCAAGTATGAATACGGATCAGCTTTTAGACAATGCCCAAGAAGTTTTGAGTGTATCTATCAGTTTAAGAAAAGAAGACCATCAGCTAAAGAAATACTAGATGGTTTAAAGGAGGACTTTGAATGACTGTAGCAATGGAGAGAATGCTTGCTTGGAAAATACTTCCTAGAGTAATGATGATGGTTATGACATATATGTATATACACGTACTGTTCTGGTTTATGAGCTTACCCCCCGATTTTATGACTTCACAGGCCACTGCATTGACAGCGACTGTGACGGGTGCTATGACTGGTGCTTTTGCTGTATGGTTAGGACATGAAAAATGATAGGCTCTATTATTAAAAGTTTAGCGGGATTAGCTACAAGTGTTATAGATGGAAAAACACAGGTCAAGTTAACCGAGGCTGAGATTAAAAGGAAGCAGCTTACTGGTGAGATTGACTGGGACATAGAAGCTATGAAGGGTACTCAGAACTCTTGGAAGGATGAATGGATTACCCTGCTGTTCAGTATTCCATTAATACTTGCCTTCTGTGGAGATTGGGGCAACGATATTGTAGCCCGTGGCTTTGCTGCACTTGAGGTTATGCCTCAGTGGTATCAGATTGCCTTGGGGGGTATCGTTAGTGCCAGCATAGGAATGAGGTCTGTGAGTAAGTTCTTTGGAAAGCAGTAGTGTATTAAAGTTCCCGCAAATGTCAGAGCTAGATAAGCAATATCTTGAACTAGAAAAACAACAACAACTAATTAAACAACAATCTGATTTAATAAAACCTCGTAGTAACAAGAGTAATACTTAAAATTAAGCCCCTGCGTCCACTCAAGGATACAGGGGTTTTTTTATTTGTTGTGTTCTTCTTCTAGGTGCCTAAACAGGGCATACATAGGCACTTTTAGTTTAAACTCCATATCCTTCTCTAGTCTGTCCACCTTCCCTACTAGCCAAAGTATTAACACGGTTTGAACAACAAGAACTATAGACATTACGTCAGGCATTTCCCACCACCTTAATCAACCTAGACCCATACCACTCGGCTTTCTTTAAGTCTTCTATGCCATTCTTATAACGCCACCTGTGTAAGTACTTGGCAATATTCCCACGTAGGTATCCAATATACTCCTCTTCGGTTAAGAAGTCTTCGATGTAATCAATACACTCGATGTTACCTGTCCCGTAATGGGGTGGGTGATTAACCATATCGTCACAAGGGTTAAAAGGTGCAACTGTCTCTTTCCATTTAGCCATCACAAGTCCCCCTTCTTACTTAAGGCAGAGGGGAACCCTACACACTGACTTACAAACTTATAGCTAGGGTCGGGCTTGGTCTCAAGTAAGTACAACATATTAAGTTCCCTTACAGCCTGACACCTTTCTTCTGTCTTGTAGGTCGCATTAGGGGCTCTCACAGAGAAGTGAGGCTCCCCGTCTTTCATCATGCTTAAAACAACTATATAAACATATACCATATCTTATCCTTTCTACAATCTTATTAACTCCGCTTCTTTATAGGGAATATGGTAGAACAATTCCCCCTTAGCAATATAACGACCTTTAGCAGTCCTTACAACCCCTTCTGTCATCTGTTGCCCTCTGATCATCCAACACTGGGTTAAGTGGAGGTTAAAGACGTAAAAGTTTACGTTGTTGTTATACTTTTTTAGTAGCCTAGACTTACGGTGAGGTATCCTTATCTCCGTCCAATCCTCGGGCCACTCCTCCTTCCATGCCCTCTTGACCTCACCCTCTGAGTAGTATGTCACACCCTTCTTAACAGTCTCTACATCTGCGTAGTAGTTCTCCTTTACGTTAGACACTGTATGCCCCTGCTTCTCTAAGATTTCGATAAGCTTGACCTTTGCAGGGTTGTCAAACCTATCGTACAGACTTTGCTCAAACCTCTTTCTGACTTCTACCATTATGTAATGTCCACCATCTCACAGACGTCACCAGTACAGGCCATAGTTTGCATACCACTGGTGTTGTCTTCTACTTCATAGTTAGCCAGCTTAGTCCAGTCAATGCTGTTAGGCATAAGGTCTAAAAGGCTCTCGTAGCTGTGAGTAAGTATATTGTCTGTGTCTTCGTAAACCTTACTCCCATCCTTATCATATCCACCTGACCACTCTTTAAGGTAAACAGTCTCACTTTTAGTACACTCTTGGTAAGGTGCCTGTTGATAAGTATGCTCATTAAAGGGTAAGAACGACACACCAGACATTTCATCAAAGTGTTTATACACAAAGGCTCCTACTTCTAGCCACTCGTCAGCCTTGACGTTAATCGTAACACTAGGCTTATGCTCACACCAGTGTCGTTGATACATCAACCACATCTCTAACTGTTCTATAGCAGTCATGTCAGCAGTATGGATAGCACCCACAGGAGAACGCATAGGAAAGCTAAACACTGTAGTGGCATCAGGCTTCATTACGTCAGGCTCATTAGGGATACCCTGATCAATCATGAACTGTGTCAGGGGGTCTTTGTTATCTCCACGCACAGTACGGATATAATAGGGAGAGTGACGAGCATGAATGCCAGAAGATGAGTCAACCAGTTGGGAAACTGTTCCACTTGGCTTGTTGCAAGTAATAGCAGTGCTATGA